GATCAGATGGAAGCAGCCATGGCGTATGTTCCCTGCCAGAAATTTACTACGACATATGATCTTGGATATGCGTTGAAGGTCGGAACTGTTTTTCCGCAGCTCTGTAAACCATTTTGTGGAAAGAGAGGTGGGCAGAGATGATGTATCGCAATCAGTGTACTGCAAAAGAAAAATTAATGAACCGTATCAACGAAGTCAGTTTTGCAGTAAATGATGTTCTGCTTTATCTGGATACACATCCATGCTGTGAAGAGGCAATCTCCTTTTATCAGGAGTGTGAACAGGAACGCCAGAAACTGCTGAAAGAATATGCGCAGTGTTATGGCCCACTGACAGTAGATGCTGCACTGGAATCTGGTGGGGATACATGGAAATGGGTGCAGCAGCCATTCCCATGGGAAACGGAAGGAGGGTGCAGATAGTTTATGTGGAATTATGAAAAAAGACTGCAGTATCCGGTAAATATTAAGACTCCAAATGCAAAGATCGCTCAGTTCATCATGAGTCAGTATGGTGGACCGGACTGTAATACCCTATAATAGTGCTACAAACCCAGTATTTATGCTGGTTTCGGGCACTTTATAAGGGGAAAAGAAGAACTGGAATCATGATACGATAATGTCAAAGTACATCTTACCGGATTCTTTGTCATATACAATCTGGTCAACAATTGTACGTATCAGGGTTCCTTTTTCTTCATAACTCACATCTGGATTTTTGAGTATGTCATTCACAGATTTAATCTCATGAAGCACATCTTCCTTGTTTACTTCTTTTTCTGCCTGCTCTTTTCGGAGCTTTTCCAATTCAGTTTCAAGCTGTAGTCGATTACTGATCAGCCGTTCTTTATTGGCTTTATATTCTTCCAATGAATCAATTCCACTTTCGTATGCGTCACGGATCCTGCTTTCTCTGGCAGAGAGTTTGGATAGTTCCTTCTGGAGCTGTTCAATGGCAGCAGTCTCATCTGCAGCAGGCTGTTCTTTGCGTACATATGTAAAGTCCGCACCGGCAAGAACTTGATCAAAATATTCGATCACAGCTTCTTCTGCTTTTTTTACAGACAGCGCGACAGAAGTTTTGTGAAATCCCTTTGCATATTTCCAGCATTGGAAGTATGGACACTTGCCGTTGCCGGTGTAGGAGAGGGTAGCACCACAGACAGAGCATTTCAGCAATCCAGATAACCAGTGCTTGCACGTAGATATATTCCGGGCTTTCATGGGACGTTTGCGGGAAGTAATCAATCTTTGCCTCCGGTCAAAACGTTCTTTTGAAATCCGGACTTCATGCGCGCCCTCGAACTCTACTCCATTCCAGGACACGATTCCACAGTAGAAAGGATTCTGCAGGATCCGATCAATGGTTCGCCGCTCAAATGGATTACCCCGTTTGGTCTTATATCCCAGATCATTACATTTCCTTGCAATGGCAGTTTCATCCATGTTTTGGTTATCATACAGATCCATGATATAAGATACCATAGCATACTCAGCTTCATTGATCTGATAGGGCTTTCCGTGTCCCACAGCTTCATAGCCGAGACAGGGCGAGGATTGGTATCCATTCCGGAGAGCTTTTTCTTTCATGCCCCTCAGAACTTCTCCAGA